TCCTCTCGTCGAGGCGTTCGCTCTGTTTCGTAAACCATTTCCAACAGACTTTATGGAACAGACTGTCGGGGCGGTCGGGCTTTAGAAACTCGGCCAACCTATGAAAGAAGCTTGTATGACAAACTCTCCCACGGGCTTCTGGCAATCCTGATTCAAATACCTCTGTCTCGAAAACTACTTTATCGAGGGGCACCGCAGCCCCTTCCGAATGGTTACAACCATGCGGAGGCAGGAAACGTTTAACCGCGTCATAGACACGACGCTCCCTCTTACGGAGAAGAGGCTTGAACCGCTGACCAAATGTCCTCATGAGATCCAAAAAGTTCTCAGACCCCACGTCACGCCATTTAAAGGCAGAGACGATTCGTTCGGGAGTTATTATTTTACCCGCGAACTCTGTTAAACCCTTTGAAATGATTGTTTTGTCAGGGTTATAAGGACATCCAAGAAGTCTCAGCGTCTCAATGTACCTCTCATAAGTTGGTGGATGCAATATAATTACATCATCCCCTAAGACAAAAAATCGTCCGGGTACACCTCCTGAGAGAAGATCAAGAAGAACGCCGTGTGTCAAGGCGAACGACGGAAAGCTAGGGTATAACCCCATAGGCTGACCGTTTGTCCAACGCACCTGCAAATTCAATGCATTGTTAGTCCAATCGGACCTTGACAACTCCTCAAAAAGCTCAATGTCAGGGATCTCTCCGAAGATAGATCGTAAAACACTAAGTTGCAGACTTAATGGAAAATAGTCTGTGGCAGCAGAAAGATCTATTGCATAGCAAGTGCCGCCCTTCTTAAGGTGTTCTTGTACAAATGTATAGGGTTTGTCTTGTTCAAATGTGCAATCCCAAGGTAAATCTGCGAGCGCTGCGAACAGCGCGGATCCTAATGGCTGCAATGCCATCTGATGGATTCGGTAGGGACTTGCAATCCAACGCACTTTCCAACCACCATCCTTGGTTAGAGGAATAATGGAACCAGCGTCGGTCGCCATGAAAGGCGGCCTCAGCCTGCTGTGCACGGTCTCAAAAGGACCGTAATCAGACAGATGATAACTCTGCCCACTTAAACCTCGCAAAGGTTCACACAGAGACACGTTGTCTAATCCTTCCAGTACAGGCTTATACACCTGATAGTGTCGATTAAGAAAGAGCCGATGATATGGATCTTCCAACCACAATAATTCGCGCTCCAAGTGATCAAATTGACTCACTGAAGAACTTCCCCATATTGGGGCTTTGGTCGACACTTTACCACGGAAGGTCAGCAAGGGTTGTGGAGACCCTAATTGCTGAAAACCCAAAATCTTGCGCGCGTGCGTAGCAACATCATCGCAAAGCTTTCCAGGCAAAGAAATCCTGGGCGACTCCACGGAGGCTTTCATAACAGCGATATGCTCTTTGGTTGGTTCTGAAGGTATATAGGAACTATACACCATAATGCAATTAAGCACTATCTCAAAATTAGTCAAAGATTGCGAAGCAAGTCGCCTGAGAAACCCCAGCACGCCAAACCACCCACCCGACCTGTTCTTGCGGACCCAGGTCAGGGGCTCCAGTCCGGCTTGTGATCTAATGATATCCTGTTTGAGCGATTTCAATCGATCAACGGTCCATTTTGGTCCTGAGTTGGACTCCCACTTTTTAACCTCCGCCTCAAATTCAATGCAGGCAGAGTAGGGAAGCCCTAAAGCTTTAAATCGCCCTTTCATGTCCGGATTACGCAAATAACTTTGCATAGGGTAACCTTCCTTTCTTTAGGTAGGAATCCAAGTAATCTAACACGCGAGGGCATGCCAGAAGAAAGAGTTGGCCCATAGCTGTCACCACGACAGACTGGGACTTAGAAAGGAATCTCATCATCGTCAGGGACATCATCAGCCATAACTGATTCGTCAGTAAACTGAGGAACCCCACTCCCTGCAGATATTAAACCTGCGGAGGTTGAAACCTCGGGCGGCATTAGCTTCGGCTTAAGCAGTTCTTGTGGATCTTCACCTCTAGCATTAAACCACGCCTCAATCTCTTCCAAGACTGCATCTTTCAACGCAGAGTTCGGGAGACGACCAAACTTAGCTTTTAGATCAACTAATGCTTGGGCTTCGGCCAGTAGATCGGTGAGCGCAATGCTCAGCTTTCGATAA